GATTAAGTAAATGATATCCATGTTATTTGTCTTTTCAAAAATAGGTTAAAGTATTTGCAATTCCAAATTAAATGCGTTTTAATATAAAATCAAATGCATCGTGTAAAGTGACTGTGCGGTAAATTTCAGCCATGCGAAAGGCGTGTTCCCATGTTGGTGCATACCATGTTTTGGTGTACAATTCCTTTCCGCTTTCTGTGCGATAAACACATTCGTATATGTTGATGATTGCTTCCATAGTTGTAAGTGGGGGCATTAAGCCCCCGTTGAGATTCTGTATTCTGTTGGAACTTTCTTGGCACATTCGCTACCGATTGGCATTGTCCATGCGTCATCGTATTCGTTTGTGTCGTTTGCTGGGTACATATCGCCACCCCAAATGGTGTTGATAAAGAATTTAGGTTCTTTGATACCTTGACCGCAACAAGCGCAAGTACCATAAAATGATTCTTGATTGGCGTAGTACTTTTCTTGGTTTTTTGCGAACATCTTGCTCTCAATTCTTGGGATGCTGATGATGTTTTTTGGTTCGTTTGTCATTTCCATGATTCAAAAGAACAACAAATAATTTGTAATTCCAAATTTCAAATGGTCTAACACACAAAAAAAGTGAGCAAAAACCCACTTTATTTGTAAATGGTTACTTTTCCTTTGTGAGTGACTTCAACATTTCAATCAAACGGGGGCAAGGATACACATCCGCCTTGTCCGCACGAACTGAATTGTGGGTGAATACACCTGATTCGTTCTTCAATGCACGCTTGGTTACAACCCAAATATCTTCGTTGTAGGTTAAATCTATGCCGTACTTTTCATTCCAAAGGATTAACAAGTCCTTAACGGATTGAATCTGTTCGTCTGTATACTTATGCCACAATTTGTATCCTTTGTAGGCCGTTGAAAGTTCAGTCACTTCATCCGATGGTATTTCTCCACCCACATAGTTGTAAAACTTTGTGCCTTTTTTGGTGATTGGCCCCCAATTGCAAACCTCAATACCAATGGATGTTCTATCCAAAGGAAGATACGGGCAACCATGCCCCATGAAATGCTTTGTGCCTAACCCTAAATGATAAGCCCAATACTCACTTCCAAACCCTTGTACGATTGTGCCGTCTGTTGAGATGGCAACACAAGTGGCAACCTTGTTGGCAACCTTTTCCCAATACGCAAAGGTTTGTTCACCGCTTCCGTTTCCCGCCGTGTGGTGTAAATACACCTGGGTCTTTTTAACCGCTTCGCGATTGTATGCTCTGAATGGTACTTGTTTAATTTTCATCTTGTTTCTTTGATGCTCCAAAATAGAATGATACTACCATAGTCACAATGGATGTTACCCCACCCGCAATGGTAAAATAAATGTCCTTTTGATCCGTTGGGAAATCCCAAAAGATAATTGAAAATAAGATGGCATAACTCAATGCCAAAATTAGGATGGCAACAATGCCCGTTACATTTGCTTTGAATCTGTCCATTATCCTTGACCCACACTGGGCTTTTTTGATTTGTGTTTATTGATGTGCTTGGTATGTCTGCCCAACTTCTTTTTGGGCTTCACACGGAATGTTACCGTATTACTTTTAACCTTGGTTGCCATTACATTCCGTTTAGTTTTAGCATATTGTTCAAACTCAATGTGTCCATTTCCGCCAACGCCGTATCAACCCCCATGAACATCATGGTCTTTGCATACTTTTCCGCCTTGGCTTGTGCCTTGGCAACATCTGCTTTTAACGCTTCTTTTTCGGCAACCTTTGATTCAACCATCTCTGCGTTCATCGTTTGAGCCATTTTGGTGACTTCTCCCGCACTTTGTAGGTTTTTTGATACCTTGTTAAGCAACGCGTCTATTTCGTCAATCTGTGGGCTTGTTTTGGCGTGGGCAATTGTGAACACATAACCAGTGATAAACAATGCGCTAAATACGATTAAAAGGTTTTTCATAGTTTTTTCATTGTTTGCATGATGCGGATTTCGGTCATCGTTGCAGCCAAACACGAATCGGACTTTTTGAGGGCGTATGTGAGTTTGTCAATCTTCACATCCAACGCTTCAATCTTTTGGTTTGCCTTTTCAATTTGTTCTTTATAGCCCGAACGAAGGTCCATGTAAAGATAAGACACAGCCAACAGCATACAAAAAGCCACGGCAGCAACTGGGTTCTTTTTGAATTGTTCAAACGACACGGGCAACGCATTGGAGGTTTTCTTTACGGCGGTCATATTCTAATAAAACGATTTCAAAACCAATTGTTATGATTGTGGTGGGAATGGAGGTGGAGGTGGTGGGATATATTCGGCTTCGGGTAAATCAAGAATCCAATGCCATTGCATATTAGTGAATACTTCTTCTTTGTCTTGCTCACTTAGAAACAAAAACCAAGTTCCGTCAATATCAACAACGCAATTAAAGAACTGCGATTCAGTGTAATACTGCCCTTGAATCTGCTCGTATTGGTCGGGGGTAAGTGTGTAACCTATCATACTTGTCTTGAAAGGGTTGTTTGAAACGCTTGTACTGCGGTGTAAAAGTTATTGAATTGAGTATTACTCAATGAATCCCCCATATGTGCAAACGCGATTTGCCTTGACGAAAATTCCGTTGCCGTTCCGTTACCATTTGCAGCACCTATATAAACATTTCTATTGGGTAAGGTTGTTTGTGTGGTGGTTGAAGTTTGAGAAACACAAGAAGTCCGTTGAAAAGATTCCCAAGCAGATGCTCCGCTTCTTGAAATTCCCCACATTCCACTTGCATTAATTGTAGATGTATTTGTAAACGCTGTATTATAATCCCAACAATAAAGATTCCTTGTCGTAGTAGTTGTTTGAATATTAGTTAAAGGTCTCGCAGAGGCACTTTCCCAGTTACCCATATCACTAATAGACCCTATGCCCATTGCCGAAGTCCTTACATAAACGCTTAAAGAAAAATTGTTTACACTTTGGTTTGTGGTAGTGTTAAATGTAGTATCAAAATAAGCACTTGTACCGTTACCCGTTACCCCCGTACTCGCAAAAGTCCAACCGCTTGTAAATGTACCAGTAAATGAACTGCTCTTTAAGTTCTGAGCACAGGCTGCCGCACTTGCTCCAACCATTGGATAAATGGCTTTCATAGGTGTCCAAAGTGAATTGGCTTTTAAGTCCAATACAAGTTGCAAGGTTGCCGATTGTTCAGTTGTAGTAAGTGAACCACCCGCAGCAATTACACGATTATAATACGCTAACCAATCAGGGTCAACGCTTACAATTTGTGATGCTATTATTCCGCTTGTTGCCAGTATCATTATGCTATATCTCCAAATAAATATGCTTCTGTTCCCGAAATAAATACCAAAGTTGCACCGCTATATTGGGCGTTCAATTTCAACTTTGCGCCATTGCTTCGGATTGTCATCCCACTACCCGCCACAACCGTTGTTTGACCCGCGCCATATTGCGCCAACAAGATTTGTGTACCCGCTGAAAAGGTTGATGCGGGAACGGTTAGGTTGTTTGCACTTGCGACATTCATTTCAACCAATTTATCGGCATCAGATGCAACCAATGTATAGGATGCCGTTTGTCTGTTTGCCGTTACAAGTTTATTGGTTTTAGAATCAATCTGTGTTTGTGCGTTGCTTGTAAGTGAATTGATGTATTGGAATTCGGTGCTTGTAACCGAACCGTCGGCAATGGCAGTTGCATCAATTCCCGTTGCGGGTGCTACGCTGATATTTCCACTACCCAACAAACTTGTTGAATTGATGGTCTTAATGTTGGTTGCAGATACCAAAACATCTTGCTTACCTGTAAACTGCGTTTGGATATTGTCGGTCAACCCGTTTAAATAATCAAATTCCGCATTACTGATTACTCCCGTGCTAATTTTGGAAGCATCAATCCCACTTGGAATATCACTTGCCGATAAGTCCGAACCCGCAGTTACCAAACCTTTGGAATCGTATGTGATTTTGGTTTTGGTTGAAGCCGTAATCGCGGCGTTTTTATCAACCTTGCCATCCAACGCGGTTTGCAAATCGGTTTGACTTGACAAAGTACCCGTGATGGATCCCCATGTTGTTCCACCACTTCCGCCCGTTGAATTTATTGTAACAACGCCTGTTCCACCCGTTGGTGAAATGGTAACATTTGTTCCCGCTACAATTTGAGTAACTCCGCTTGTCCCACCACTATATTGTGGGATGTTCAAAGTTGAACCAATCAAAGTTGCCGCACCACTCGTTCCCGTTGTGGTTAATGACAAAGTGGATTGCTTTGTGTTAAGTTGTGTTTGGATAGCACTTGTAACACCATTCAAATACCCAAATTCAGTATCATCCACAGTACCCGAACCAATATCGGATGCAGACAAAACAACTGTGCCAGTTTTACCCGCCACGCTTTGTACTGGGGATTGTGCTTTGATTTGGGCGATGTTTATTTTCTTCGTGGTGTCATCGCTAATGTCTACAATTGGTAAAACATCATCATTTGCGATGTTTACGATTGCGGAAAGGTCGGTTATTTTTTTATCAGCCATTATAGACAT